CCCTGCTCTGTACTTACCGCTGACTAGGCGGTACTATCACCAAAAGTGATAGCTATGTAGGTTTTCCAAACCTCATAAGTACATCCAACCGTGCCTTGCGGCTGACGGTGTATCTTATAGAATTGTCTGTCGTCCCAGGTTGGGGTGACAAGGACTTCTTCCTTATAGGATACGTCTGTTTGTCGTATAGAATACGACCCGTTCCTAACATAACCTCCGAGCATAGCACTGATAATATGTGCAAGATTAGCACCCTTGCGGGGCCGATCTTCGAGCACAACAGTGGGACGCTCTTTGTTATGTAACCACGTAAATAAAGCTTGACCAAACTTATGGCGAAATACTCGCCTACGTCTGGCAACAGGCTTGAGGCAGCGGTAAGGGTGCCAAAGATGATTACTACCCTCAGGGGTAAGTAACTTCCTCAACACCGATCCTACTGCCCGCCTATTTGCATGATCTACATGGAACCCAGCGGTCACATCCTCATAACACGGTACCCTCCTGTCACGACTTTCATCAGTGGCAGAAAGTAATACTGCAAAGGTATTAGCAAGATAAATTCCTTTATCTGCAGACCAATACATCAACCGGTTAAAAACGGAGTATATGTCCGCGTCGCAATCCAGTTTCTGGATGTAGACAGGGCGAACGTCGTGGCCAAGATAGTAGTCTCCACCGCAAGATTCCCTAAAAGGGCCTTCGGTGAAAGATTTAGTATCATTAATTATAAAGCCACAGTTGCTCAGGACCTTTTTGAGGCCTAAGACAACACGTTTATGAACTATGATGTCGTCACCAAAAACTGCCAGATTTATGTGCTCATAACCTTCGTTGGTACGATCACGTAACCCCGAGTGCCCTACCGCATCATCTTGAAGAGATTTGAGTTGGAGCCACGTATTAGGACGAGTAGAACTCTTCTTATAACGCGTAGCCCTTTCCCAAGCCTTCCTAGGATGACGGTACATGGTAATCGGTGTAATGTCTGACATCTCGTATAGAGCGCGTGTTAAAGCGCTCAATAACAGGGTCATAACCGCAAAGGTAAACCCACAACCCATATTAGAGAACATTTCCTTTTCTATATACTCAGAATCCGATTGGCCTATTTGAATTTGGCCGGATTGAGTAAATGTACAGAGGTTATACAACTCATATGGGAGCAGGAATTCTGCG